CTCCATGCTCTCGCGCATGGCTCCATCCTCGCTGCCCGTTAAGCGGACACTTCACTTGCTAAAAACACCGGACATATTATGTGCTAACGACAACCGTCTAACCGGAAGTAACTATTTTTTGACCGCAGCCGGGATAGCAACGGCGCCCAGAGCGGCATCAATCCGCGCCGCTATGGCCTGTTCGTCCTCTTCCTCGGTAAGTTTGGGCCTATTCCCCTCAGGAATGAAATCGAGCGCACTGAGCGGCTGCGTGGGCGCCAGGTGCGAATAATTCGCCGTGGTTGCGGCCAATAATCCGACCAACAGATCTTCGCGCTGCTGGCGCCGCTCAAAACGGTCGCTTAGCCGCCCCAGTTGCCGTAGGCTCAGCCGCCAGAAACGCTCCTCGGGAATACGGAGGTCATACAGCGCGTGGCTCCAAATGTTCGACCAGAGCTCTTTCGCTGTCAGCTCTGGTCCGGTGTAGGGTCGGGCTCGGCCGCCAGCGGCTTCATGCCGGCCACCCAGGCCTCGAGCACCCGGTCCCAAATCTTTGACCAGTTAAACTGCGTTACCATGGCCGCGGCTTCCTGGCGGGTGATCTTGGGCTGATGCGGTAACAGGCAGCCCCAGAGCATCGCCCGCACCAGTGAAATGCGCGGCGAATTGACGTCCCTTTCTTTCAGGCCTGTGATCAGCGGGATCCCGGACGCGTCCTCGGCCGTGGCGATGGCCTCGAGCGCAAAAAACAGTTTGTAACTTTCGCCGGCCAGCTCAAGCCGGACGGTTTCTTCAGTTGGGTTCGCGTGCATGGCTCTCTCCGTGAAACAGGGTTCATGGTTTCAGGTGTGGCGAGCCGCCATTGCGACGGCTCGTCAATCGATGCCGGCGATTAGGATCCCGGTGTAACGCTGATCGGTGTGGTCAATTCGATGTTTGCCTTAAAGGTGATGGTTTTATCGAACTGAACATCGGGCAGCGGCTGCTCGCCGACATAGCCCGAGAACGTGTAGAGATTCCCGGTGGTTGTCTGCCCTGGTCCCTTGGGCAGCTGAATTTTGAAGTCGGTAATCCCGCCACCGTAAGCTTCCTGCAGCGCGAGCTGCCCGGCGTCGGACGGCAGGAAGATGCCGGCCATCTGAACCGTTCCAGCTTCTGCCGTCGCCGGCAGCTTCTCTTTCAGCACCGTAATTCCCACGATCGGCGAATCGAGGTTGGTAATGTCTTCAAAGTTGATTTTCTGGCCGTTGAACTGCGCCGTTTTCAACTGCGCGACGGGTACGAATGTTTCCGGGGATCCGGCGACGCCAATCGAGCACACCGTTCCCCGGCCGATGAAGCCTTTGCTTGCCATTTAGTTTTCTCCTTTGGTTAGTCGCCGTATGTGATCAGCGCGTGGAATGACGTGCAGGAGACGCGACTCCCGTCGACGAATCGATCGACGAGGTTCGCGGCTTCCGCCAGTTCGATTACGGTGCCGTCCGGCAGCGTGCCGGTGTAGCCGTTTAAAAGGGCTTTCAATTCCAGCGCCATGATGCGGGCGTCGCGATAGCGCACCGCGAGGCAGTCAAAGATCACGCGCGCATGAGCCACACCCACCGGCGCGTCGCCGGCGTTCTCGCTCACATCGCTGGACACCTGGTAAGTGATCAGCGGATACAGCGACAAATCCTCAGGCGCCGGGATCGGCTGAATGTGATCGCCGACGATGCTCGTGATTGCCGGCGTGGCATTCAGAAGCGCAACAAGGCCATCGGTTAGCATGGTTAGCTCCGTGGTGATGGGTGCAGGTTTTGAAGGGTCAGTTAGAAACGCGAGAGATTAGCCGAAGTCGACGTCGTGCGAGTTACCTTCCGGCCCGACGCCCTCGGTGTTAAACAAGTCGTTCCAGAGCGATTCGACAAAGACGTCGATCGCCTTGTCTGCCGATTCATCAAAGCCGGCTTCGAGGAAGTGCTTACCTGGAATCGCCCTGATGACTTTTCCTTTTTTGCCGTGGCTGGTCAGATTCCAGCCGTTGTTTTGCCAGCGCGCAACGTGGCCGGCGATCTTGCTTGGCCCCACCTTCACCCGCGGGCTGCCTGAGCTAAACCCACGGCCGTTCGCGACCAGCCCGTCAGAATTCGGAACGACCACTTCCGTGTGTAAATCCGCCTTCAGAATGCCCGGCTCGAGCGAATCGCCCTCGGGCGTCGGCTCGTCGGTGCGTTCCGGCGCGTTGGCGACAATCGCTTCGAGCATCACATCGCCGGCGAGTTGCAGCGCCTTCACCATGATGGCGCCGCGCAGCTTCCTGGGCAGCGCCGTCAATGCGGCGTCTACCTCGCGGGTGTCGATGCTCAGCTCGAAGCCGTCGCTCATAAGTGAATGGTCCCGTCCGGCTGGATAGCCGCGTAGAGCTGATCGAGCACCGGCTCGTTCGCCATGGAATCAGCGACGCGCTCGCGCAGCGTCTCGATGGTGATCTCGAGCGCAAACTTCACGGCAGTTCGTTTCGTTTCGGTTTCGGAGCGCTTGCGGCGCAGGGTTTCATTCGATTGAGAAGGCTGCGTGGTCAATTTGAATCTCCGTCGATGACCATGCAGGCCAGCACGACTTTGCGGTTGCGGCGCCGGACGTTGTCAACGGCCTGCACCAGGTAAGTGTTGTCGCCGAACACCACGCGCTGCCCAGGCTCGAGAGTCACCGCGGCGCCTGGCCACCGGATGGTAATGACGTCGGTGGATTGTGACGCGAGCGCGTTGGCGCTGAACGTTTCCTTGAACGTCCGGCTGTTCGTGCCTTCAATCTTGGCGCGCGCCGTAAGCACAGCGGCCCAAGTCGAAACAGGCTGGCCCGCGGCGTCGCGAGTGTCGGTGGCCTGCTGGATCTGGATCGAGTCGCGCAGTTCGCCGGGCTGAATGTAGAGATCGTCGGCCATGTCAGAAACTCACAGTTTCGAAGATTTCACCGGCGAGCAGATTGGCCACGCCGGCCGCGATGTCCGTGGGCGGCTGCTGCTCGGCCGCGTCGCGGTGGTTGTACCAGTAGGAAACAAGCAGCAACATTGCCTGCTTGATAGTTTCCGGGCAGGTGTTTTCGTCGACGCCGTCGCCGTACGTGCCGGCGATGTAATAGATCGAGACGTTCTCGAGCGCCATGGGATTCACCAGCGGCCAATAGCCCGCGATCGGGACGATGCGCGCCGGCTCAGAATTGAGCGCCAGAGAATAGGTCGACGGATCCAGCGTCTGTGGGGTGCCGGTCGGGTCGATGTAGACGATGCTCGTAACCGAGACGCAGCCAGGTTTCGGCAGCTTGATCGGCTGTGGGCGGAAACATTTAAACCAGAACTGCTCGCGGTCGTTGGGATTGACCGTGGTCTCCGGATGCCAGTAAGGGAAATAGTCGAGCCAGAGCGTCATCGGGCGATTAAAGATCGCGCGATTCATCACCTTCTCGCAGTACTGCCGCGCGACCACAATCAGCCGGCCGACAAAGATGTCGTCGTCAGTAAAGCCGGTTGCAATCACGCACTGAGACTTTGCCTCGACGAGCGACACGGGCTCGGCCGCCGGCGCAGCGGTGTCTTTATAGCTGAGTGGCATGGGACGCTCCGCGAATTGACTGGAAAAAAGAGCAGGCCGGCCAGAGAGCCCGGCGCGGCCTGCTGTAAGGGAGGATTGGGTTGAAGGGTTTACTTGCCGATGAGAGCAACCACCGGCGCAGGTGTGCCACCGACGGTGCCTGGGTTCGTGACCACGCCACCGACGCGAGCGAACGCCACGAAGCCGACCTTGTTCAGTTCGGCATAACGCTCGTCGAGACGACGGAGCATGATGCTGCCCTCGCCGGGAAGCCGGCCAGGAGCTGCCTCGTCGGGCGTGGTTACTTCGCGGTAGACATAGCCTGCCTCGAAGTTGCCGAGCTGGATGTAGACGTTGCCCACGCCCACGTTGGGGTGATACTGGCTGATCTTCACCGGGATACCGAAGATCGTGCCGGCGAACCCGGAGATGCCACCGTCGTTAAACGGCAGGAAGATCGGACGGCCGTTGGCGTCGACGACGTTCATGATCTGCGTGGTCAACGTGTTGTTGTTCATCACGAAGCACGAGCCGATCGCGTACGCCGGATCGAGTGCGCCCAGAAGAGCGACGAGGTCGGCATACTTTGTGGTCAGTGTGGTGCCGGCAGTGACGCCGGTGTTATAGCCAGTGAGCAGGCCAGCCACGTTCGACGTGTTGCCGAGCGCGAGCCACTTTGACGCGGTGCGCAGATAGCGAGTCCGCGTAGAGCGCTGGATATAGCCCACCAGGTCGAAGCCGATGTCCTGAATGAGCGAGTATTCGATCAGGATCGGATTCATGCGGATGTCGTCGACCGCCGACGTGATTCCGCCGGTCGCCGGGTCGGTCGTGGTGACGCCGGCCGAATTCAGCACGAACAGGTTGGCAACGTCGTTCAGGTACGGGACCTTGATCGACTCGCCGGTCGCGGTCTTCAGCTTGCCGACGATGTCGTACAGTGACCCGTAGCTCTGCAGCGCTTCGCGCGGATCTGTGACGCCCACCGGGATCATCACGCCGCCATTGCTGGCCACAGTCAAGTCGCGAGACTCAACCACGCGCCGGCGAATTTCGGCGGCCTGCGATGCATCGGTTGTGCCGAAGTAGGCACGGAGCGCCTTGTTGGCGGCCATGCGACGCTGCTCCCAGGTGCGAGTCTCGACCGCGGGCTCGGTCTCAGTGGCGCCGGGATTGTCGCGCGGGATACTGCGCTGGCTTTGCTGGCTGGTCAGCTGCTCGAGCTGTTCCATGCGCTGGGCATCGGCCTGCATTGTGTTGGCATCGGCGAGCATCTTGTCCACGTTGGTGCGTTGCTCGGCCGTAACGTTTTCGCCGCTCATGATCGCCTGGGCGTCAAGCAGCAGCTTTGCGCGCTGTGCGCGGAGTTCTTTCGCAGTCATTTGTTTGTCCTTGTGTTGCTGAATTTTTGGTGCGGTGACACACCGGACAGAGCCCGCGCCAGGCGGGTGCTTCACGGCAGCGCAGCTCTCCCCGCGCCATTGAAGGCAGCCGGCATGCGGCGAGCGAGTTGCGCGAATTGTTGTGGGGTTACTCGGTGATGTTGAGTGCGACACGAACAGCCAGGCGCCGGTTGGCGTTGGCTTCCTTGTCGGCGCCGGAATCAGCCGGCGGTGGTTTCAGCGAGCGGGCGGTGTCACAGTTGGGATCGTCGCAAGTTTCCTCGCTGCAATTTGCGCAGTCGCCGTCCTGGCATTCTTCGCAGGCGCATTCACAGCCGTTCGCGTTGGCGTCGCGTTTCTCGAAACGGGCGCGCAGCTCTTTCGGCATTGATGCCGGCAGCGTGCGTGCCTCAGAGCTCGCCGCGGTGTATGCCGGGAACGTCACCGGAGATACATCGAACAGTTCGTCGAACTCGAGGATCCTGCGCGTTACCGAGCCGTCCTGGTTGTCGGTCCATTGGTCGCGCTTGCACACGAACCCGAAACTCGAGCCAGTGATGTCTTTGCGCCGCATCGATACCATCAGGTCCTTGGCGAACTGGGTATCGGGCGGGTCGATCTCATAGGCCAGGCCGCGGGCGTCGATGCTCAGACGCAGCGTGCCGGACGTAGTGCGCCCCAGCACGAAGTTGGCATCGTGATTAAACAGGCCGCGGACGTCGGGGTTCGCGGCGATTACGGTATCGAACGCGCGCGGGTCGATCTCCTCGCGGACTTCCTGGTAATAGCCCAGGTTTTCGCTTGGCGAATCGAACACCGCGGCATAGCCGCCGATCTTATCGGGCTCGCCGGGCGCGGAAACGCGGAACTCGGATTTAAAGAAACGGCGTTCAGTTTGCTTCTTCACTCTGTGCCTCCTCGGGCTCGGGCTCGACTTCATGGGCTGCGCGAGCTGCGTTCAGCTCTTTCGAAGCGTTGATGTGAATGAATCGGACCGCCTTCAGGAATTCCGGCCCGGCATATGTGTCGGTTTCGGTTGAAAGGATGGCTGCAGGCCATTTCGCCGCGCGTTTATCCATCCCCTTTAGTGCGTCGTCGACCAGCCCCTCTGCGATCGCCTCGCGGCCCTCGGCCGGCGCATTGTTCATCTCGAGCGCCAGGTCTGAAATGCAGCGAAGAACAGGCCGGATGGTGCCATGAATCGCGGCAGAGTCGCGCTTTTCCTTGGCACAAAGCCGCCGGAATGACCGGGAATACAGGCCAGAGAACGCCGACGCGTACACGCCGAGCAGTTTGCGCTCGGCCGGCGTCGGTGCCTCGGGCGGAAGTATCTCGGGATCCGGCTTGGCGCTGCCGTCGAGTGGCTGATCCTGAACTGATTCTGTGAGCAGCAGCGTTTTTGCCGACTGCATATTGACCGGGACGCGGTATACGTCGAGCTCGGGCGGCCCTGGATTCTCGCCCAGCTTTTTGCGCACGTCGTTCGGCGAAAACCAGCCCCACTGCACGCCGGCCGCGAAGCCTTCCTGCTGGGTTTTGAAATCGCCGCGAAGCCGCTCGCTCACGTCGAAACTAATGAAGTATTTGTTGGCCTTGCGCCCCTGCGTCGGCATCAGCTTACGGACGTACTCGTTTTCAATGCGCGCCAGGTAAGGCCGCAACGTGTCGATGACCACCTGGAGATTCTGCTGCTCGGCATTGTTTCCGCTCAGCCGCGAAGTATCGCCGGCGTAGTGCGGAGGCAGGTGATACATGGCCGCGATCTCACTGCGCTGATACTGCCGCGATCCCAGGAACTGCGAATCTTCAGGGCTGAGCCCCACCTGCTTGTAATCCCACTCGCCACCCCAGAGGAACGCCGTTTTTCCTTGGTTGGTTCCACCGTGCTGCTGATTCCACGATTCGGAAATTTCCTGGCGCACCTTCAGATCCGGCTTCGGACCTTTGTTGAACACCACGCCGCCAGGACGTGTACCGCTGCCAAAGAAACGAGCGCCGAACTTTTCTTGTGCCTTCGCGAGACCGAGCGCCTGGCGCTGCAGGCCGATCGGCGATAGGCCCATAATGCCGTCGAGCGAAAACAACGGAACGTGGAGCACGTCCTCGGGTGCCAAGATGCGCGGTTTTCCGTCCTTCATGCCGTCGTATGTTTCATACGCCAGGAAGTTGTTACGACGCACCGGCTTGGTTTTGAATGGATGCAGTGGCCAGAACGCGACCGGCTGGCCGATGCCATTGCGCTCGATCTGGGCGTAGCTGTTTCCAGTGAGCGCCAGGCAGCCCACCTGATTTTCTTTGTATGTGAAGGCCGACATTTCTGGGTTAGGTTCGATGGCCAGGAGATAGTAGTCGTCGCGATCGATCGCCTTCTCCCGGCCTCCCGAAATGTACTCCCAGATTTCAAAGGGCAGGGAAGCGATCGCCTGGGCGATGAAAGTAACGCAGACATAAACCGTGGAGATCGTCAACGCGTTGTTTTCGTTGACAGTCTCGCCGGCCGCTGTAGGCTCGCCGCCAGTGAGCCACTGCCAGTTGGCTGGACTCCCGAGCGGCACGGCCGGATTCTCGAGTGGGTTGCTGCGCAGCTCACTCAAACCCAGCGACGTGAGTTCGTGGTCCACCTCGCGTGCGCCCATTACTGCGAGCGCGCGCGCTGCGATGTTTTCAAGAATTGCCATGCGATCCTTCTTTGATCAGGCAAAGGAGATCCCGGCTTCGCTTGCCTCTGGCTCGACCATCCATCGGGCGAACGCCAGCAAGATTGCGATTGTGCCGTCGATCTTCTGTTCGATGTGCTTGCGAATCGGACGCCAGTTATCCCGCTCGGAAACCTTCACCGCGGTATTGCTGATCATCCACGTCATTACAGGGTTACCGTCGAAGTGGAAACGGCCTTCATAAACGGCCGCTTCGAATTCCTTCATCGGGATCGATTGCTGCTCCTCGTTTTGTTTCAGGTCGACGATCTCGCAGCTGGGGTTCCAGTCGCCGCGCTCGCGTAAGAACTGAATGAACGGCGCCGCGTGAAACGGATCGAACACCAGCTCCTTCATAACCAGCGACACGGAATCGGCAAGCAGATCGTCGCGCACCTGCAAGTAGCTGGTGACGTCGCCCTCGGTTTCCGTCAGATAGCCCTTCTCGACCCACGCCTGGTAATGCGTATTGCGCGGATCTCTGATTTGCTGCTCGTTCAGGTAGTGGCGCATGAAGCAATAAAAGTGTTTCTTGCCGTCGATCTCCCGGCGGAACATTCGAACCGTGGAAACGGTATCGCGGCGCGACGCCAGATCGACGCCGGCCTTACATTCCTCAGTGGCGAAGTCCTCGATCTTCAGCCGCTCGGCACAGGCATCCCACTTGTGCATGTTCATCCAGGGCGACGCCTGATTTACCCAGATGTTCAGGTTCTTCGTTTTGAATTCGCTCTGCCGCAGCGTCGACTGCTTGGCCTGTTCCTGGTCGTGTTCGATTTGCTCAGGGTTGACGCTGATCCCATAGTTGGGGTTCGCCATCAGGATCGCTTTTTTGGAATCCCACTTGATCCCTTTGTCGACCGTGTAAATGACACACCAGAGCCGATCGTTCACACGCCGGCCGGCGAGTACCTCCTGGGCCTCGAGATGCCGTGCGTAACAGGGTGAAGCGATGTTCGTGCCGGCCGTGGTGATCTCAAACAACAGCGGCTGCCGGCGCGCCGTCATGCCTGTGCGCGCCCAGTCGATCAGGCGGTCGGTTTTGTATTCGTGATACTCGTCGGCGAGCACGCAGTGTGGCGACGGCCCGTCCTGTGGTTTCGCCTTTAGCGGTTTGAAGCTGGCGTTGCGCGCCTGGATCACGATGCTCTTCGCATTGACCCAGACGCCGAATGCTTCGCGGAACGTGGCCGACTTTTCGGCCATCTGCTGAGCTGCGAGGAACAGGCCTTCAGTTGCGGCCTGCATCGTCGCGGCGCCGGTGAATACCTCTGCGCCGAATTCATTGTCGGCAGCGAGACAGTAGAGCCCCACGCCCGCGGCCATCGGCGTTTTACCGTTCTTGCGAGGAACCTCCCAGTACACTTCCGTGAAGCGCCGCGTGCCGGTTTTCTTGTCGACCCAGCCAAAGATGTTACACAGCCCGAATAGCTGCCACGGCTCGAGCTTGAATCGCTCGCCGCGCTGCGCATGCCCGCGGAAGTCGTTTTTATAATGCTGGAATCCCTCAAAGAAACGGCAGAATCGATGCGCCTTTACGTCGTCATACTTCCAACGGTAGGACGCCGATGCGCTGCGTTTCAGATCGTCGAGAAATCGCTTGCAGGCCTGGCGAACTTCGATGCAGGCCAGGATGCGCTTGGCGTGAACTTCCTCGGCATACCAGAGCGCGCGCTCGGTATACGTCGTGTTAGTTAGGTCGCGCAGAACTGGTTTCTTCCGCGATTTCATCGAACGGGTTGGCGCCGGCGTTGTCATCGATGGGTTGCGATCCGGGAGTGATATTCACCTTCGAACGATCGGCCGGTGTCATGGCCAGCTTGCCCAGTAGCTTGTCCATCTCTGAGTAATCGCCACTCTTTGCTCCAGAAGTGCGAATCTTGAGCATTAGCCGACATGCAATCTCGAGGAGCTTGCGATCTGAAACAGTCCCGACGCCCGGTGGCATCTCCGCGGCCATCTCGTGCCACAGAGCGATCAGACGTTCGCTCGTATACTGCGAGCAACCGCCCTCGACGGTGAAACACTTTGGCGGCTCCCCAAGTGGCCCGATCGGCTTCGGCTCGAGCGCACGCGCCGCTCGCCGCTCCGGGTGCACATCGTAAGTGCCGTTCAACTCATGTTGTGCAGTTGGTTTGCGGTTGCGGCCCATGGGTGAACGTTCCTCGAGGTGCTACGGAGGGGTCTCGGCGACTTGACTGCGAGCGCAGCAGCACCTTGGGAGGCCTTCACAGGCCCGCGTTCGCCGCGAGTGTGGAGGCGCCCTCAACGTTGGTTGTTTTTTAGGAATCGGCCCGTTCTTTTGTTTTTTGGAGATGCGAAAATTTCATTACATGGCGGTCTAGAAGTCGTGGGCTGGAATATTTCAGACCCCCATATCCCCGTGGGCGACCATTCCTTTACTCAACGCCCAAACCCACCATTCTCGGTCGCCGTCTTGTAGCTGTGACAGTCGTGACACAATGACTGCCAGTTGTTCGGATCCCAGAACAGCTTCATGTCGCCGCGGTGCGGAGTGATGTGATCTGTCTCCGTTGCCAGCACGACCTGCTCTAGATGTCGCTTCGATGGATCAACACACAGCCGGTGCGCATCTAGGTGTCCCTTGCTGGCCTGCTGCCACCTGTATCCATAGCCGCGCTGGCATGAGCTCTTTCGCCGGTCAACGCCAGCGGCCGTACGCTTGGCCTTGCATGCGTCACACCACCCGCCCGATACCAGCCGCCCGCAGCCGCGACACGGCGTCTTCGCTGCATACGGCACGGCTTACACTCCGTGCGTGTAGGTGGCGACGCCGCTGTCGAAGTGAGCTGTTAACACCTGGCGCCGCATAGTTGGCGCGAATGAGATGTGAACCCAGGTGCCCTCCTGAATCATCTGGTCGAACTGCAGCGCGGTCTCAGCCGCAAGCCGCTGTACGATCGTCAGCGGCGATCCAAACTGTGGGCATAGAAAGTCCGCGGCGTAGCCTGTCAAATGAGCCGACGTCTGCACGCCACGCACAATCCCGTTCAGAGACGGGCAGCGATAGCCTGAGTCGATGTCAATCGGCGCGCTAAGTATGCCGCGCACCCGCTCGAGCCCCTGTGCCAGCACGGCCAGGTGCTTCACAGTTTCAGGTAATGGGCTGTTGTCAATGCCCCGAGCGACTGCCGTGCTGCTGAACGTCAATTCCTCGAGCGTGAAGTGTTCTGTCAGTTGCATCGATTCCTCCAAACAGAAATGCCGCCTTTGGCTTTCGCTACTCAGCGACGCTTCGTTGCTCGTTCCTGGTCGGCCCACTGTAGCGTGCTGCAGACATTCACCGGCGCCGGCGTCTCGAGCTCTCTGTTGGTTGTGTTTATAGG